TACTAGTAAGAGGAATATTCCTTTCAATGATAATACCGTCATAACCATCAGAAGGAAAAGATGTAATATCAGTGAATCCATTGTATCGTCCTGCCCATAAATCATTTACATATGCTTTAGCCACTCGACGTGGGGTTTCCATTGAATTGGGGTCATTTTTCCAATCGCACTCAAGTGCATCGAGAAATTGACCGTATGCTTTTTCTGCTTTGTTGATCATTTTTGCTTTTTCCTTGTCGGTCAAAGGACGATCTTTAGCAGCACCGTTTGCAAAACCTGTAGGTACACACTCAATATCAGTGTGTTGCTTTCTTCTTTTGTTTTCCATTTAAATTGTATAAATTGTGCTTAAATTTCTATTGTGTCCATTTTCATCATCCATTCCATATCCAATATACCAAGGATCAAATAATGAATCCGTTTCTTGATACAATATATGAAGAACCTTGTCGAAATCCACACTTTCTTTGTAAATTGTTACAACAGGAGTAATTGATTTTGGTTCTTTTACTTTAAGAAAATTAGATACAGCTTTCATAGTATTTCCTGAATCCAAAATATCGTCTACAAGATAAACGTGTTTACCTTTAATTTTAGTTTCTAAATCTTTAGTAACAACAAGATCGCCTTGCTTTTTACCGTAGTATGATTTACAACGAATAAAATCAATTTCAATAGGTACTGTAATTTGTTTGACTAAATCGCTGAAGAACATAAATCCACCATTTAGAATACAAACCATCACTACAGGAGTAGGATCATTTCGGTGTTCGTCGTTAATCTTTTTTGCTAGAATCTTGATTTTAATATCAAGATCTTTTTCAGTTATCGCTTTTTCCATCAAACTGCTCTTTCTGTGTCAAATGCTATAATGTGGTCTCTACCTGTCATATTGTAGCCGTGTTCAGCACACAGTTCAAATACAAGGGGATACATTTTGATTAATTGTTCTCTTTCATCCCCAGCAGGCATAATAAATGTTTTATCTTTGGGGATATTCATTTTAACGCGGAAATCTTCAATTTCAGCGAGACATTCGTCAGTACCATCCCACACTGGTTTGTAGTGATAGTCCTTATGGAAATCGATCATTTTCTGAATCGCCTCGTAATTGAGTCGATACTTCTCGTGCTGACGGACAAACTTTTCATCAACAATTTTACCACCGGGAGTACTAATACCCACGCGAGGGACAGAATTACTAAACTTAGGGCTAAGAGAAATGAGATCAAGTGGATAGTCAGTTTCAACAAAGTGTGATCCTTCTGTTTCAATTGTAATGATGATTCCTCTTTTGTTGGCAAAGTGTGTAAGTTCATTTACTAAAGCTGGTTGCATTGTAGGAGAACCACCTGTTAACATCATTTCTTTAACGTGTGGATTCTCGTCATAAATAGCGATAATGTCGTTAAATGTAAATTTACCTTTTTCAGGGTGAATTGAGCTATACCAGCTGTCACACCACCCCCCTTCACCGAACCAACAACGGTGAGTGCATCCTGTTACTCTGATTGCAATAGTGGGGCGTCCAAATCTAGAGCCCTCACTTTGCACACAACGATATAGTTCGTTGATAGGTAATGTTTTATTGTAGTCTTCTATTCTTTTAAGCATTCTCTAAGACTTTTTCTACGTGTTCTACTACTTTATCCCAAGATGCTACTCCATTTTCATCCTCATAAACTACAGGATCAGGACGTCCTATTTTAAGGAATGCTTCTATTCTTTCTACACTTGAAGCTGATTTATAATCACTGTTTCCGCTTGGGTATGGTTTGTATGAAGTGTTAGTGCGTTTGTAAACTTCATCAAAATCTAAACATAATGATTTGCAGCAAGAAACTCCATCATATAAGATATCGGTTTTATCGCCATAAAGATATGGGGTGTAAGCTGTAACTCTTTCCGCATCCCAGTTACCTTCAATAAATGCCTTATAATCAATATCTCTCCATTCTTGTCTGCAGTCGGGGTAAATAGCATGATCACCTGCGTGAATACCCATCGCAATATGTACTGGGGTATCTTTTTCATTTGCGATTGATAATGCTACTGCTTGAATAATTGATGAGAAGATTTTATTTCGGTTAGGAACAACAGTTTCTTTCATGTTTTCTTGCTCGTAGTGTCCTTCAGGTACTTCATCTCCACCTTCTACAAGGGCACTGTTAAGCATAGGAGCTAAACCATCAAGTTTAATTACTCCATATTTTACTTTAGGGTATTTTTTATAAAAATTCCCATCTAAATTAGGTTGAACAGCATTTTCATTAATATAATCTACTAATGATTGGGCCCGTTCAAGTTCTACTCTGTGTTTTTGCCCATAATCAAAAGACAGTGCCGTCACTTCATAGCCATTGGCGAGTAGATGAAGCAACACTGTGGAGCTGTCCATACCTCCACTCAGTGACAATACTGCTTGTTTGTTCATTTTTCTTTTGTATTTAAATGTTGATCTCTTGTTTCGTGTGTCCAAATACCGTCAGCATTATATTCGTGCCAATATACTCTGCCTTTTTGGATAGCATCTTTAATGTTTCTTTGTCTACCATTTAGCTGACTTTCTCCACTTTTGACTTCTAAAAAGTGGACAGCACATTTTTTCTTTGAACCCATATCTGTAAATGCTATATAATCAATTGGGTTACCAAAAAATCTTATATCATTTGGATTAATGGGAAAATTTTCCATAAATGGGACATAGTGTTCAATGGTTTTTCCAAAACTAACTGCTCTTGATCTTGCATAAGCATCTTCTCTGATTGCTTTTTCTTCTTTAAGTTTCCATTTTGCTAATTGGGCTTCTGCTTTTCGTTCAGCTAGCTTGTCGTGACTAAAATAAACATAAGCAGCAAATGCTAAAGAACAAATAGTAAGGGTTATTAAAACTAGATTCATAATTGATTTATTTTTCTAAACATTCCTACGTTATATAAGACGTCTTTCTTTTGGTTTTCTGAAATCGGTAAAGTAAAGTTTTCGTCGATTTTTTCTTTGTCTTTATGTAATAACCCTCCTTCTGAATACCTCATTCCTTTTAATCCGTGTATAATAGGATTTGAAGTATCTATAGATTCGACAAAGGGGAAATCTTTGTAGTAGAGGAATTCTTGTGGTAGATTACAACCTAAAAGATGCACTCTATCAAAATCGCCTATAATGTTATTCTTGTAAAGATTGTTTATAGTTTTTAAGCGACCCATCATTTTGGCTACGTATGGGTTTGGGTGTTGAAACGTTTCCTGAAACCAAGATGCCCCATAACTAAACGCTATTTTTTCATATCCAAGCCATTTATAACGTTGATAACCTGTAGCAAAATCAATGTATGATTTACCTTGAACAACTGCTACTTTAGTAACATTTTTGGGTAATTCTATTGAGGCCCAAGTTTTAGCATTTCGAACACTAGCATTAGCATTTTCCCAAACATCAGGAACTATAAATTCATCAGGTTCAAGTTCATTTACCCAATGCAGTAGCCGTTTTGTATCATATGCTTCTCCTAACTCGTGGAGTGAGTTATCCATAATAATATAACGCCCTGTATTTTTAGCTTTTCTAAAGTATTCTTCGTATAAAGGATATTGATCTAAAAGGTGGGGCAAACAGTAATCATAATCATTAAAGTATTTACTATCTTCAAGTAATACAATAGGGACTTCGTGTGATACCTTAATCTTCATAATACAGGGAGCTGTTTTTGTCGTTTTCGAAACATTCGACTTTAACTACTCGGCATCTGCCTCCATCTGTTTTAGACAAAACATCGTTAAAGTGATCAAATACTAATTTAGCACAGCTTTCTGCACCCATTTTATCTAATACTACTAATTTACAAAGACCTTCCATAGCGGCTGATTGGAAGAAATCAAGGTAAGGATCGTCTTTTTCGATCAAAAGAGTATGATCCCACATATCGTTCATCCAAGATTTTAAACCATTACCTACAGGGGCGTCTTTGAATCCCCCATAGTCTACAATCCAGTTCATATCATCTAACCCCATATTTTCATCATCTGGCGTATTAGATTCGAACCAAACTTTAAATTTTAATGCGTAACCGTGCAATAATTGACAGTGAGAATGTTGAGCACGCCACTGTCTGATTGCAACTGAATAATTGTCAAATAATTTTGTTGATTGAAATTTTCCCATATTTTTATTGTATCAAAGGATTTTTGCGGGGCCTACCTCGCCCACGTCTTTTTACAGGCATTGTTTCAAGTATAGAAATATTCTTAACACCTTTATTTTCAGCATATGCGTAGTACATTTCTTCAAGGGTACCATCAAATTCTTCCATAAATGCAACAACTTCGTCTTTTGAACCACCAAATGTAATAGAAAATTGCTTTGCAATTTCTTTGAGGCGCTTTTCTTCTGTTTCATATCCGTCTTTGATAAGCAGATTTTGGCGCTTGCGATAACGACGCTCAATAGAACGGCTCTCTTCTAAAAAGCTTTTATGATCATTAAACAAAGGTCTTTTTGATTCAATTTCTTCTTTGCACCAGTGAGCTTCCCATTCTGCTTGTTCAAAGTACTCTGGGTAATCGAAGTCACCATTTTGAATTCTTTCGAGCAAGGGTTTGTAATGGTGGAGCACTTGGTGTGTAGGAAAACGTCTCCACCAATAAAATGGACTACGCTTTCTGTGTGTCGGTTTTGGGGGTATTCTCTTCGCCATAACGGTTTTTTAATTCATCTCGGGTTAATTTAATTTCTTTTTTTAGGGAATCCACGTCTTCTACTTCTGCTTCTCCTATTTTTTTAATTAGACCCATAACCTTATCAAGGTCTTCCATTAATTGATTTATATCAGGTTTTTTATCCATCACAACTTAAACATTCGGCGGTTCGCGAACCGAGATCGCCTTTAATCACTGAATCGGTTCTTAGGTAATATAATGTCTTTACTCCCAATTTCCAAGCTTCTATATGACATTGATTAATCCATTTTGGAGAATCTGTAGGATCAAATGAAAGATTGAGTGATTGGGTTTGATCAATATACTTTTGTCTAATAGCAGCTTGTCTAACAAGTTCAAGTTGGTTTACTTCACTAAATGTGAGGAAGATTTCTTTTTCGTCTTCAGTTAACACATCGTGAGGTAAGTTTTGAACTGAACCATTGTCTGCGAGAATCTGATCCCAGACTCTATCTGTGTTTTTGCCTTTTTCTTCTAATATGGCTTCAAGAGTTTTATTCTTTACAATAAATGTTCCTTTAGCACCATTAAAAGTGTAAATGTTAGCAGGAATGGGTTCAATACCAGCTGAACAACTGTTCAAGCGTGAATTAGAAACTGTAGGAGCAATTGCTATTAAATGAGTATTTCTCATACCAGTGCCTTTACACCAAGTTGGTTCACCATATTCTTGAGCAAGTTCTCTGGAAGTTGCTTCTGCTTTATTTCTAATGTCACTAAAAATGGTGTGTGTCCAAGCTGTTGAAGCGATTGAGTTAAATGGCAGATTCTTTTGTTGTAAAAAAGTATGCCAACCCATAACGCCTAAGCCAAGTGCTCTACCTTTTTTAGCGTGTCTATGAGTGCGAATAAGAGAATCTTTACCGTTACTCTTATCTATAAATTCTTGCATGACTCCGTCGAGGAAACGGATCGAGGTTTCCACAACGTCAGTGTCTTTCCATTCGTCGTATTTTGCCAAATTAAGTGAGGAGAGACAACATATAAAGGAATGTTCTTCATCTGTGTGTAGTGTTATTTCTGTGCATATGTTGGTCATACTTACATCAAGGTTGTTCATAGCATATGCTAACGGATTATTTTTGTTAACATTGTCTTTAAACATAATGTATGGTTCACCTGTTTCTACACGGGTTTTAAGAATATCTAACCATAATGACATAGCATCACTGTCTCTATCTTGTAAACGGCGCATAAAATGATCATCTACAACTACACACTGGTGTAGATTAAGACATTGACGGTTAGGATCACCTTTGGGGCGACGAATTTGCATAAATTCTCTTATATCAGGATGGTTGATATCTAAGTTTACAGATGCAGCCCCTCTACGTACTGAACCTTGGTTTGTAGCAATAATTGCTGAATCGTAGATTTTGCACCAAGGTACTACACCTTCTGATTTACCGTTGCCTGTAATTGCTGTGCCTCTAGGGCGAATTCTTGAAACACTAATTCCAACCCCACCACCTAAAGCAGTAAGTTTCATAAGTTCAGCGTTAGTTAATCCAATTCCCCTAACGCTATCAGGTGTATCAATACCAAAGCAACTGATAGGCAGCCCCCTATCGGTCCCAGTGTTAGAGAGCACGGGAGAAGCAAGGCCAATCCAACCATTCCAAATGTATTTGAAGAACTTGTTTTCCAAATCTGGTCGATTAATGCGTTCTGCGATCGCCTTCGCAACCCTTCTGTATGCTTTTCTTGGTGTTTCATCTGGTAATAAATATCCTTTTGATATTGTAGCCACTCCTACCTCATCCATCCATTCAGGAAAATCTTTCCCCGCAACCCATTGGGTTGTATCTGCTATTAAATTTCCGTCCATAATTAAAATATTGATTCGTCCCACTGCAAGTGCCCCTTGCTGTAGTTTGTTACTCTGTTTGCGAAAAAGTCTGTATGTTGTTTACCTGCTGACAAACTATCAAACCATTTCATTCTTTTAAGTGCGTTAGGATCAATCCCATTTACAATAGGATCATAACCTAAATCTCCTAGTTTAGTGTTAACTCTATTTTTAATAAAACTAATTAAATCTTCTTTAGAACATCCTTCAAGATCCCCAAGTTCATAAACTTTTTCAATAAAATCAAGTTCAAGTTGAAGAGAAAGAAGTGCGGCTTCCGTTATTGCTGTTTTGAGCTCTGGAGTGTTGAGCTCAGGGTTTTCCTTGATAAGTGTTCTAAATAACCAACATCCCGCATCGGAGTGCATGCTTTCGTCTCTAATGCTCCATTCAACAATTTGACCAACTCCCTTAAGCTTGTTTCGCATCTTAAAAGATAATAAGACGGCGAAACTAGAGAAGAGATTGACTCCCTCAGTAAAGGCGGAGAATATGGCGAGGGATTTAGCAATTTCGTGCCAATCTTTTTCGCCATTAAAACTATCCCTAACAGACATAAGGTTTTCAATTTTAGCCATCGTAGTTTCGTCTTCGAGAAACTCCGAAAAATCATCAAGTCCAAGTTCTTCATTTAGTAGTGAGTATGCTTCGGCGTGTATTGTTTCCATAGCCCCAAAAGTGGTCGCCATTGCTATGATTTCCGGTTTTCTAAACCATTTAGTTACTAACCCTGTCCAATAATCATTTACTACGGTTTCAGTTTGTGCAAAGCCTTTTAAAATAGAACCAATTATATTTTTTTCTGTTTCGTTTAAATTTTGTTTCCAATCATTAATATCACTCATCATTGGTACCTCTGTATGGATCCAATGTGCTTGTTGTTGTTTTAACCAGTAATCAAATGCTTCTGGATATTCGAAAGGTTTGTATACAATTCGTTCCTCTTTAAGGTTCTTTTTTGCCATTTTACTTTAAAATTTTGGGTTAGTGTAGCGATAAATACAGTATATACTGTTAAAAGTTAAAAATATTTTCAGCAGCCCTTTGGAGGTTTCTTCGTTCATTTCCTGTAAAGCCAGCTCCGTCTGGACTGCTGTTCTCTTCATTATTTATTCGATTGGTAAAATCGATCTTTCCGGTAGATGTATCCATAAGTGCATTAAATGTTAAACCATCTGCCCCATATCTGTTTTTCATAATATGGAATCTTCCAGTGCCATTTTCTTTGTCTTCTGTTTTTCTTGATAATGAAATTGCGAAATCTGAAATCATAATTTTGGAATAACTTTCTGCGATTTGGTCACCTTGAATAATATTGTCTCTAGCTGCTGATCTGTTACTTTGAGATGCTGTCCATATAGGAATTTTCAATTCAGTAGCCAAACCTCTCAGCGAAGTATAAATGTCATCTAGTTTATCTCTTTTTTCTTTTCCGTTTCTAGTGTATAAAAGATCCGCGTAATCTAGCACGATAAGGTCGGGCTCAATACCTTGGCCGCGGCACTTATCTACGTGCGCTAATATCGTGTTTACGTTGGCTTTACCCGCCGGATATTGTTTAATATACAATTTTCCTCTTAGGTTTCCTAATTCTTCTTTAACAGTTGATTTGTGAATTTTAATTTCATTCACAGGAATTTCTGTAAAGAAGGCATCGTATCTTTGACCGACATAAACGTCAGAAAGTTCCAGAGTATAGTGCAAAACTGTATAACCAAGTTTAACAGCGTGACCTCCTAAAGCAACCAACGCCCATGATTTACCCCCACCTGGATTACCAACAAGTAGGCCTAAATCACCTGTACCTAATCCTCCGCTTAATAGTTGATTGATTTCGTTCCAAGGTGTTTCAATTGTGTTTCTTGCTTCCTCTTTGTATCGCTCTTCAATTTCGTCAAGGTAATCGTGGCCAAGATTTTTTTCTACACCTGCTTTAAGTGCGTTGTCAATCAAACGTCGAATGTCTTCGTAATTTCCTATTTCAAGTAGGTCAACTGAAGACAACAGAGCTGATTTAAGTGTTTGGTTTCTACAAAAATCAAGGAATGTTTGTTTAACAAAATCAAGATCAGGCGACTTAGTAGATTTAAATGTTTCTTTAAGTTGTTCTTTTACAGCAACTTGTTGTATTTCATTTTTAATCTTTTCTAATTCAACTTTGAATACCTCCATTGTGGGAGTAGTTCTAAACTCGTTGAAATATTCTAGAGTTTTACCTACAATCCACTTGTTTGCTTCATTATCGAAAAAATCAGGCGAAACAATATCTGCAACCTGTTGGAGGAACTCTCTATCCTTAACAAGTGTAGATAGTACTTTAACCTGGAAATTGTGGCCGTACTGTTCTAACTTACTCATGTGTTAATTTTGCAAGATTATTCAATTTGAGGAAATGTTCTTTCAACCAAATATCTGGGTTTTGTAAATTATTTCCCATATAATCTTCGTTATAGAGCATAATAAAATCATTTCGGTGGAGCAAATTTGTTGGGCGAGAAGCTAAATCACTTATTTGAATTTTTATTTGACCTGACAT